AACACAATGCGTCTAGTAAAGTTGATTTACCTGACCCATTACTACCTATGATTAATGTCGTAGGTGCTTCTCTTAAATTTACGCTGATTGGTGTATTGCCTGTTGAAAGAAAATTCTTCCAGGTTAGATTATCAAAAATTATCACTTATCTTGCACCTCATTATATAAGTCTTTAACTATTGTATTCATCTTGTGCTTATCTAGTTCAGTATCTAAACTATTAATGTAATTTTGTAAGAAGGTTAAAGTATCTTCACCTTGGTCTACAATATTAATATCGGCAGTTGAATTTATATTATAACTATCTTCTATGACATTAACTTCGTGTGTATGTATCTCGTTATGTAATCTGTCTATAAACTCACCAAACATATTTACATCATCTTTTTCTTCTACTATAACTTTTACGAAACAATCTTCGTATTCAGATATATCCATATTTGCATAGTTATTCTTCTTATCGTTATATGTTATCTTCTTAAACATATTAATAGGATTAGGCACTCTTGTAAGTTCTCTAGTATCTGTATCAAATATATGAAAACCTTTAGGACATTGATAATCAGACCAAGTAATTTCGTATTGTGTACCTAGATAGTAAATAGTTCCGTTGTCTGATTTTCTATGATAGTGACCAGATAATACTTTGTCAAATCTTTTAAATAAGTCTATCTCTAGTCCGTGTTCTTGGAAGTGTCCTTTGTGCATTTCAAAACCTTTAACTTCAAGGTGACCCATACAAATTTGTGCTTGTGAATTTTCTATTTCGTATAGACTTTCTTCTTCATTCTCTGGACATATCCAAGGAACGAATAGTATAGGCAGACCATCAAACTCAACCGTCTTTGGTTTCTCATATATAAATGGTTCATTGATACCATCAAAAGTAGTAATCAATTGTTGCATACTATTAATAGAGTTTGTATTCTTATAATAAGTATCGTGGTTACCAAGTATAATATGAGTATCTATTTTCATATCCCATAGTCTTTTCCAGAATTTATTTTGAAAGTTATGTGCTGTATTAAAGTTAATAAACTTTCTTCTATCAACAACATCACCTAAATGAATAAGTGTTGTTATCTTGTGTTCTTCTAGGTATGGGAAAAATATCTCGTCATAAAACCGGTTAAAATATTTGATAAATGCAGGACTATCACTTCTCGCACCGAAGTGAGTATCATTCAATAACGCTATTTTCATAATTAAAAGTTCTCTAAATTAATCTTTGCTTTTCTAGTTCTCTTTAGTTTTGCACCTTTTGGTTTCGTGGGTGCTGGTTCACTTGTTGGTTCTTGTACAGGTAAGTTCTTTTGTAAGAATTCTGTAAACTGATTTTTAAAATCTCTATCGTCTCCAGGTTGCAATGTCATATCATCATAGTTGGCATCCTGAATAAGTTTGTGTTTGATTGTTGTTTGTTTTTTCTCTTTCTGTATTCTTCTAACAAACGCATAATAGATAATTTGTGTAAAATAGGCAAAAGGATTGTTTGATTTATCTGGATTAAAGTTACCTAGATATTGTAAACAATTCTCTATGCCATCAGAAATCATATCGTCTCTAAATGTATAATTAATAAAGTTAGGTCTGTATGATAAATGGTTTGCAATCTTTAAAAAACATTCACCTATGTAATTCGTAACCGGAGGATTCTTTCGTCCTCTCGCTTCTGCTTTTTTGCATTTCTCTTTGTACTCAATCATCGCCTGAAGAAACTCTTTGTTATTTACATAGTGCTCTTTTTTGGCAGGGATTCGTACTCTTTTCTTTTTTGTTTCTGTAGTTGTCATTATGTTCTCACTATACTATATTTTGTTTCAAAGGTCAAGCACCTGTGAAAATTTCCAGTTTCTGGCATAGGCGCTTGACAGATTAAATTTCCTATGTTATTATCAGCGTGTTGCCGCTGAGAGATAGAGTCTATAGAGTAGCGTTTAGTGAATTGTACTTTTCTTTTTAACATCATTAAAGGCCTCAAAAATCTCTTCATATTCGTCAAGTTCATCTTGTCTCATCATTTCTCTATCCATAAGTCTTTCAGTTCTCGGATTGTCTTCTCGTCTCATCACTTTATCGTGGTTAGTGTAGTCGTGTATTACTTGCTTGTAAGATTTAATCATTTCTTCACTAGCGTTAGTAATCGTCAATATCTTGTCTTTGGGAATTGTGACCAGTTGGTCGTTTGTGTAAGCTGCCCACTTCACTAGTGCTATATAATCTTTAACACCAATATTAGTAATTTGTGGAACATATTTTATTTCTAATGGTTTGTCTAATGTCAGCAACGGCGATTTTTGTTGGTCTGCTGTAGCAGGAATAACGCATACAATATCAGCGCCATTCATTATCTTTACGATTTTGATTACCGTAGTTCCGTCAGGATTTCTGTCTGTTTCATTTGGCATACTTACTCCTTTAGTTCCACATTGTGAATTTCATAATCAAAGTTCTCTTCATTGTATATATTTATTCTTTCTCGGAAGTGTTGCAATGTGTAATTTTCTTTTTCTCCATATGATACATCATCTGATATATCGTATAGTGTCGCATTTACTTTGTTATCTCCTAGTCGTAAACCACGACCAATAGATTGTAGATTTCTTATCCTACTCTTACTAGGACTAGAAAAAATAATATTATGTAAGTTTCGTATATTAATACCAGTGGAAAATGTTCCATAACTGGCGATAATAATTGCGTTATCCGACTTTTCAGTAATTGCCCTAATTTGTTCTCTATCATCTGCTGATACTCCTCCAAATACAAAGAAGACTTTACGACCATCTTCTACTTTCTTTTCTATTAGTTCTTGTAATACTCTTCCGTGTTTTTCTACATATTGAAATAACAATAAAGTATTACCTTGTAGACCATTTGTCAAGTTCGTTATATACTTATTTCTTGCTTTACTAGCACACAAGAAGTCCATTTCTTCTTGGTAGTTCTTATCTTTTAAAAAGTCTTTACTATTCTTTCCGTGTTTAAGTATTAAACAATGTATCTTAAATTCTGCTAGTTGTTTCTTTTCTATTAAATCAGTTGTACTTGCAACTCTATTTACAGCACCAAATAAACCTTCTAATACTAGTTTATGTGTCTTACTACCATCAAGTGTACCTGTCATACCTATTCTATACTTACAATTAGTCATCTTTGTCATTATACTTGTTAGGGACTGGGATTTAAATAAATGTGCTTCGTCACCAAGTATACAACCAAATTGTGCAAACCACTTTTTAGGTAGTTTGTAAATAGACTGCCAAGTAGATATGATAACTTTCTTTGTAGTGTCTTTATCGTGTCCTTGATATATTCTATGTATATGTTTAGTATTATAACCATAGTCGCCAAAGTCTTTATACAATTGTTCTACTAATGAAGTTGTAGGTACAATAATTAATATCTTATTTGCTTTCTTTTCTTTTAATCGTAATAATTGAAATCGCAATATTAGATATGCAATAAGTGATTTACCACTAGCAGTTGGCGATAGTAATAAACATCTATCTTCTTGTATAGCGTGATAGAAAGCATTGAATTGATAATCTCTAATAGTTAAAGGTATGTTTAATGCTTTACAAAATTTAGCACACTCTATCTTATCTAATGGTTTACTTTGTTCTTTGATTTTAGAAACAATTTGTATATTGTTATCTTCACAAAATTTTCTAACATAAGGTAAAAGACCATAGTATATCTCACCACTTGCATACTTAAATAGTCTTATCTTTCCGTCCCAATATCTATTTCTATATTGAGGCATAAATTTATAACCAGGTACTTCAAAAGTAAAAAACTCCGATAGTTCTCTACGAATGTCGCTCTCGGCTTCAATTGAAAGATATACTTCGTCTTTCTTTTCTAATATAATATAACGATTTTCTACCATCTATTAAATAGCGCCAGAAGTAAACTTACGCCATTCAATAGCATCCTTGATTAGGAATCCACGATTTGATATTTGTTTGATTGTTTTGTCCAGAAAATCACATATAGTTTTTAAGTAGTCAACTTTTTGTTTAATCTTAATGTAATCTTCATCTGCTTCAATGTACTTATCAACATCTTGCTTTAGAATTTTTAAATTGAATGGTTTAGTTTGATAAACTGCTGGGTCTGCTTTCCCTGTGTAATATTCCCACTTATGTAATTTAATAATCCTTAACTCACTTTCTGTTTTAGTAAGTAAAAGATTAAACTTATTGTAGTGTTTCAAAAATTCATTATGTAATTGTGGTGTTTTAAGAGCTTCAATATCAAGCTCAGTATCATTGATTTTTAATTTTTTATCTGCTAATTCTTGTAATTCTTCTAATGTCATAATCTAGTATCCGTTTGTTAGATTTATATAAAGTATATACTAAATCTAGTAATTTGTCAAGCTTCTATGCTGTAAAGTTTACTTTTGGATCCTTGCCAGGTTCAGCAAAAGTATATGTCTGATATTTAAATGACACACTACTAGTCAAGTATTGTACATCACTTGCTTGTTGACTATAGTTGACACCTGTAATAGATACAGGAAATATGTCTTTAAATCTCACTTCTTTGATTGGGTTGTTCTTTGCAGATAGTATGGTAAGTGTTGCGTCTGATAATATAGGTCCTTGAGGTACTGCTGTACCTTCTCTACCAGCATTTTTATTTATTTGACCTTTGCCGGCAGTAGGAAATCTATCTCTTCCTGCGCTGACTAATACACCATAATCGTTGTGGTCTTCAGGAAAACCAAGACCTCTTAACCAACCAAATACTTCTTCATAGTTCTCTAACTTTTCGTCTACCATAAATGTAAGTACTAAATCACCAAAGTCAAGTTTTGTACCAGGTAAAGGTATATCTCTCAAAGGAGTAACCTGTGTAGCATTACTCATTTGCAAACTAGGGATATTAACTTCTGTACAAAAGTATTCAACCTTTGGAAGTTTGTTTATACTAAACTTGAATTGCGTTGGACTTGCATAGTCAAGTTGCGTTGGTTGTCGCTTAATTGAATCTGTTATAGTCATAATACTATTTATATAGGTTTAATAAGGGCTAAAAAAAAGGCGACTTTTACATCGCCTTTTTTCGTAAGATTGTCTACTATACAATCGTTATTTGCAATTACGCAAGGTTAACGATTTGTACTTTTCTGTAGTATCTGTTAGCGTTAGCAGCACCAGCACCGTCAATTACAGCGTCTGTACTAGAAGAAGCTTCAGCAAAAGGATTTGCTTGTAAGCCGTATCTAGTTTTGAAACCGATTTTCGGTTGGAAAGTGTCCTGACCAACTGCTCTAACCATTTGTAATGGTACATAAGGGCAGTAGAACATACCAGCGTCATAAGGTGAAGTACCTTTGTAACCAACAACATAGAATTGTTTGCTAGCTTGGTTCGCTGAATATGGATCAATGTACACTTTAAATCTGCCGTTTAATACTCCAGCAAAAGTGTTTCCTGCGTCATCAACAGATAAATTGTTGTTTAATGCAGGTGTATAGTCTAAAACACCAGCCATTTGTAATGCACTAGCAACATCAGAAGAACAGATAATTATATTACCTTTTCCTCTTCTTGTTCTTTGTGCGATAGCGTTAGCGTCTCTTTCTAATTGGAACATAAGTCCTTTAAATCTTTCAACAGACCATCTACCGTTTGAGTCAGTATCTAAATCAAAGATACCAGCAGTAGTTGTGTCAGTCTGAGCACCTTTTTCTGAATTTACATAGATAGTTCTTACAACTTCTCTATTGATTTCAGCAAGGATTTCAGCAGAAAGAATATTCGCAAGTTCAGACTCAGCGTCTAAACCGTGAATAGCTTTAAGGTCTTGTGCAAGTTCCATTGTGTACTCGGCTTTCAATGCTCTTGACTTAGCAGTTACCGTTGACTTCTCAATTGAGAATGCCATTTCAGCAAATTGCTCGTATCCAGATGTTGAACCGTCTCCTAATGCTTCTGCGTTAGCAGTAGACATTCCACCTTCAGCAGTGTATGCTCCAGGTGATGAGTCGTTAAGTACAGCAGGGTTAGTTTCTCCAGCAGAAGAAGTACCAGCTGAACCAGGAATGTTTGCTGTAGTTCCTGCAGCTGAGAATTGTGATTCTGCTTCATCAAATAATGCTTCAGTACCGCCTTGAGTTTTATATCTGCTTCTCATTGCAAATATAAGTCCAGTCGGTCCGCTCATAGGTTGAACGCCAGCAATATCGTAAGCGATAAGGTTTGGCATTGCTCTTCTTACTAATGAGATTAAAATTGGATCCCAGTTAGCGATAGAAGAACCTGTTGAGTTAGTAGGCGCAGTTTCAGTCATAAACTGAGCGTCTTCTTTTAGTGCTTTCTCTTGGTTCTCAAGGATAACACTGGTAACAGCTCGTTTATAAGTATCCGTGATTTTTGGTAAATCAGGATGCTCTAATACTGGCTGCCACTTTTTTTGGTAGTTTTCAGATAAGTACATATCTTGTTCCTCTCTCCTATTATTATTTTATAGACAATTTAATGTCTTTTGTTTTACTAATAGCGGTAGTATAAGCAGCCATTGCACTAGATAAGTCTTGCGTATTGTCTACACCAGCATTATCAGCTACCGCATTATCTACTTCGCTGTCAGAATTAGCTTCTTTTTTAGCACCAAAATAACTTTCTTTGATAGTAGTTACCTTGTTTCTAAAATCTTCAGCCGTTGAAAATTCAACTTCTTCTGTAAGTTTAGCAAATTTCTCTTTAGAGACATCTGTTAAATCAGAAGCAACATCAGCTAAAATGTCAGATTTTTCAAGTAAGTTAGCCTTACTATTCAAGTCAACATTCTTCGCAATCTGTTCGTTTAGTTTTTTCTCTAACGACTCAATTTTTGAAGCTTGGTCTTCTAACACATCATATTT